CCGCGAATACTTAATCCCATCCCTCGGGCTGGGCTTTTGCTCCACCGCACGCCGGAATATCTCAGCACAACAAGCATAAGACTTACCCGAACCTACCGGCCCCATAATGCCCCGAACAAAAGCATCAGACTTGAAAAACCGCGCCACAGTCGGCGAAGACGAAAAGTTCAGCTTCAATCCAGCTACAGGCTTATTCATGCATCAATCCTTCGCTTTGGTACTTGTATATTATTCGCCCAGAAGTTCAAACGCTCGACCCTTTAAACCGTAGTCTTCCTCTAGCAAATGCCATTCACTGTTGAATATGCCAGCATTGGTTTTCTTGCTTAACCTACGAGGGGAATTAAGTTTTTTGTAATAAGTTTCCGGGTTGGCTCGGCTCATGTAACCACTGCGAACAGCTATAATCCTCATTTTTTGTAACGCAGTCTGTACAATTTGACTTGCTCGGGCTTTAGAAACATTCAAATGCTCACCTATTTCCTCAAAGGTTCTATTTTCAAAATAATATAAGTTTACCGCCTCACGATGCCGATCCGTCAACTTGCCCATAAAATCACTCAAAACTTTTTGCTGAGAAAGACGAACCTCAGAAGATACGCCAGACGTAAGCTCCTGCACCTCTTTTAAACCCAATTCCAATTCGGCAGATGACTTCGCCAGCTTAACCTCACGCATATGCTCCGGCCATAACTCATCAGGTTGCTTAGAAAGCATAAACGCAACATTCTCAGCCAACCGAGTCCAACCCTTGGAGTTAAACGGCTTAATCCGCATAGTAACCAAGCCAGCAACAGCACTCTGCGCCTCGCCCATCTGGCGGCTCAACTCAGCAGCACTGCCATAGCTCTCGCGTATCGCACTCAATAAACGCGCATTGCGAACCGTAAACTTAATATTAAAATCATCCATCACCCTTATCCTCTTCAGGCATCACCATCTCAATGCTCACAACACTCGGCTTATCAACCTCCTTCTCAACGTCCAACAATCCCGCAGCCTTCGCCAACATCTGTCCCAACTTCACACGGTCAATCATCTCAACCTCAACAACATCACCAAAACGTCCCGGCGTAACCTTTATCTTCTTAATCGCTCGCAACGCATTGTCAGGAATATCATCCACATCACGCAAACGAACCGTCTGACCACAACCCTCACCAGCAACAATGTCCACAACATCAGTAACCTTCGACGCATACATCCCCATCAAATCCAATGCGATGTCATCACGAGCATCGTAAATTATCTTAGAACCACGCAACCGCTTCGTCACTCGACCCATCGCAAAATCAGGGCGGGGAACCCTACGACCCCCCGAACCCTTCTTGCCACCATCAAAACGGGATTTGGTCATCTAACCCCCCAACACCCGAACCAACTTGCTGAGAAGATAAACCATCAGACTTCTTCCCAGCACCATTCGATGCAGGCGATTGCCACGGATCAGTACCACCACCAGACACACCGTCCCGAGGCTTCTCCTCAAACAAACGCAACCAAATGTCACCGTCACCATTCGGCAAAGGCAATACATCCAACTTCAAACTCCAACGACCCTCCTTCTCAAAAGCCTTACCAATCCTCAACCAAACAGGCTTCTCTCGTCCAGAAACCTCCTTCGCTTGCATGACATCCATTCTCATCAAAAACTCCTTCCATGGTTTTTCCCAAAATATTTTTGTGTGATACCCCCTATACGCGACAGGGGGCGGGGGGGCATAAGGTCGCTTTTTTTGCACGCGGATCGATGCCCTGCGTACACCACACATGCGGCGTGTACATTCTGGCATCGAACCTCTGGTGCTTGTACACTCACGGCCTAAGCGACCTGATTACTGACCCCATGACTTGCTTACTATCCTTCTTAGCATTTCCTTTCTTCTTGTTTCTATGACGAATGATAAAGTATTGCAGCGAGTGGGGCGGCTTGCTGTTCTTGCCAGCGAACCACTTGACCACCCCGGTCGCCATCTCTGCGAATGTGTCCTCGTCGTACCCGAGGTCGATTAGGTCACCGGCGATGCGCTCTTGCTCGACCGTCCACTGCCACCTCAGCCCCGAGTGCGTCATGTGTATATCACTGTACATTCTACACAAACTTCTACAATTTTCTTCTCTATTTCTTACTGTTCTACTGTTGTTGTTATTTACAAGCTGGGGCTTGTATCTCTGCACAAGCTGCAGCTTGTATTTGGCATCGTTTGTACAAGCTGGGGCTTGTATGACTTTTTTATCCACAGAGTTATCCACAGAGTTATCCACAGGCACTTGTGGTTGTATATCTTCATTGCTTTTCTTCTTTTGGGTCATGTGTCCTTTGGCTCCTCGGTTGGCTTTATCGATGGTATTTTGTGCGTCTTGGTATTCTTGTTCTGGTGTTTTGGGTGGTTCTGGAGCGTACTTGATGGCTTCTTCTAGGGAGTATCTGGGTTCGTATATGACGCGCCACGTTGCGCCTTTTCTTCCTTTTGTGCGCAGTGGGTTTTGTGTTCTTACTTTTTCCATGTACCCCCATTTGCAGAGTTTGTTCATGGCTTGTGAGACTGCTTGTTGTGATACGCCGAGCATGTTTGCGAATGTTTGTTGGTTTACCCAGAGTGTTGAGCCTTTCTGTGCATTTGAGTGTGCGCAGCACAGAGATAGTATGAGAAATGTTTTGGGATATTTGTGCATTCTGGTATCGCCGTATGCTCTTCCGGGGATGATGATGTATGGTGCTGGCGCTTGCATGTGGCCGTGGCCGTCTGGTGCATCTCTGAGGACGCAGGGTGAGAGGTCTGACTTTTCCATTACAGTTCCTCTACGGCATCTATCTTTGCGGCGATTTTTCTTAGCTGGGCGCCCATGCCTTTTGTGATGTGGCCGGTGAAGAGCGGTCGCCTGTCCTTTGCTTGGAGCGCGTCCCCGGCGATTAGGGCGAAGGTCTTTCCATATTCTGGGTGCGTGGATACTTCGATTGTGATGTGTCCGAATTGGAAAGCTTCACGCTTGTATGTTTTGGGGTTGGGGTGACGGCGCTTTGTTTTGAGGGAATGGCTACTCATTGGTCAGCCCTTCTGGCCTTGCGCGTGGTCGGACTGATTTGCTGGGGATGTCTGTGCGGTCACATCGTGCCAATGTCTCGGTGAAGTATTCATGGATCGGTTCATAGACCGGGGCCATTGCTTCGCTGCACGCCTCTAAGCTTGGGTGGAGTATTTTGCTTTGAAGGTCTTCGCCATTGACTTGGTATTGAAGGACAAGAACTGTGAAAAACTCAAGCATCTGGGTCATCCTCCTCGGGCAGGGTTCCTTGTCCTTCGCACAGTTCACATTCGACCTCTTCGCCGCATGGCTCGGGACCGCGACCAAAGCGGTGATATGTGATGGCTTCCAGCTTGCCGGATCCGAGGCAGTCGGGACATTTGGTCATAGCGTCACCCCGGCGATGTGAAAGTAAACGTGGACATCTAAGCGCTGAGTTTTGCCGTCACTCTTTGCCTCTTTGTATTCGGAGTCCGCGTCATAAAATTCGTCTGCATCAACGCCGAGATAGGACGCCATAATCTCAATGGCATCGTGCGGCGGTTTTAAAACATCGCCCCTCTCATATTTTGAGACAAGCGATTGGTTTAAGCCGCAATCATTTGCCATTTGCAGTTGAGAAATGCCTTTTGATAGCCGAATGTTTCTCAGCTTATTGCCAGAAAACTTCATGTCTCTATTCATAGCGTCACCCAATCCGTGCCTACGGCTTTCTTCGCCACTGAGATGGGTATCAGCACGCCTTGTGCGCCTTCTGATTTGTTTCCCATTGGGACTGTCTGACCGCCCCAGCTTGTGCGGTGCATTTCGACAAGGTTCTGAATGAGGCGGGTGCGTGCGACCCACATCTCTTTGCCTACGCCGTGAAACCATAGCTCGGGGTTTGGACCGTCCGGGTGGATGCCGCTGGGCTTGCCATTGTCGAATGTTTGGACGGCGAGGTTGCGCGTTTGCTCTGCCATGATGTCCCACTTGCACTCGCCGGTGAGGTGCAGTGCGCCATACAAGGGGACGCGAATATTGATGTGCAGGTCGTAAGTATTGTCGATCGGCTTAAAGGCTTCGTGGCCTTCTTTTTTCAGCCAGTTGATGACGCGCCCTTCGAAGGCTTCCCCGGCCGCAAGCTTGTATTTCCAATCCGGGTTGCGGTTGGGGTCTCGACGTTGGGTCTGGTGTTTGTACATTTCAGACATACTAATAGCTGTACTTTGAGCGTTGACCGAGGGCGGCGAGGGTGCGTTTGCTTTGTACATATCCCTCGTATCTTTCCCGGTGAATTTCAACGGTTTCATATTTGTGGCGGCACTCACCGCACGTTCTTTTTTTGAAGATGCGACCGCGATAGTGTTCTTGTGTAAGGCAGATGCCTTTGCTGGATTTACACTTGGGACACATCATAGCTTTGCCCTCATGTTTTCGATGGACTGCCAGACATCAGAGTTTTCGCTCATCATTTTTTTTATGCGGCGGTAAACCCCCACGCATGAAGATTGGTCGCGCTTTATGACCTCGGCAATATCTGCCCAGGTGTAGCCATGCGCTCGGGCAAGGTATACGGCTGCACCACGCCATGCGCTGATCTGGCGTGTGCGCTCTGGACTGACCAGCCGGGCAGGGGTTATTCCTGCTTCGTCGGCAACACATCCGACAATGTCATTGATCGATATTCTGCTCCCGATATTTCGTGGATGACCGTCCCCTTGTGGCACGCTTCCACTAGCTTTTTCTTCAGCTTGTAAACGTCTGTCTTGAACCCCTTTACGTCCTCGACCACTGTCGCGCCCTGTTGGCCTTCCGGTCCAATCAGACTCGGATCGATGTATCTGAAATCCGCGATGTAAGTGCATATCTTTTTCCCATTTATTTCTATGTTTATTCTCGGATGTATTTCCAAGTTACGGATGATTCCGGCATCCAGTTTGGGCTTGAGATTAAACCAGTAGTGTTTAGCCTCGGCCTGACTGTCGAACTTGTGACCGTCCAAGCTGACCTTTTTTGCGCCGTACTTTTGAAAGCCTCTACGCAACCTGTTCAGCCTTAAAATGCTTCTGAAGGATAACCTCTAGCTGCCGGTTTACTGATCGGCGCTCGGTCTTTGCTGATGTAAT